AAAAGAGAGGAGGGCCACAGGGTGACCCCCCTCTGCGTGGTGTTACGCCAGTGTGCCCGTGACGTTCGTGACCGTCCCCGCCATCGGGGTGGTCACAAACGAGGTCCACAGTCCGTTACAGGCAATCGCGGTGAAGGCAATCGGAGCCGTGGAGTTCGTCGTCACCACGTCATAAGACGTGCCAGCGCCAGATAACCCTCCTGTGAAGGTAAGCGTATGGGCCGCGGCCCCGTTCCCCACAATCGTCAGCAGCGTCCCATCCATGTCCTTGGTGGGCACAGGAATGGTCAGCGCGATCACGCTCGTCCCGTTCAGGATCACCCGAGCATCGGTCCCGGCTTTCGGCAACGCCAATGTGCCGGTGGCTGTGATGCTCGTGACCACAGTCGCCCGTGACGCTTGGTAGCCGATGATCTCCTGCGCGGCAGGCGTCGAGAAATCGGCCGCATCTCCATGCGACACATTGCTCGTGACAACATGGGTTGTGGTCGCTGTACCGTTTTGACCCCGGAGGACATCAACCGTGGTGCCGGACGTGTAGTTCTGGGCGACCTGCATCACCTCCTGGTCTACCAGGACGAGGCGTCCCGCATCGAATGAGGTCGCGGAGGCGACGACGACAGACGTGTCATCGACGGCGACCGCTGACGAGAGCGTCGTTGTTGCTAGTGCCATAGTTAACCCCACACTCTGGAGGCGAGACGCGCCTGAATGGTGGCCGCGCCGATCAGGATGTCCAGACGGCTGGGATTCTGGTCCGTGCCGATCTGGTACTGCTCGACCATGCGAATGGAGAATCCGAGTGCCTTGGATCGTACCGTGGTGGACTCTGCGCCCGCACCGGGCTTCATCAGGTCGGCCATCACGAACGCAAACGCATCGGGGTGATAGACAAACGACTGTGGACTGGTCGTGGTCGACAAGGTACCCGTGGCACCCGTCGCGCCCAGGACCAGGATCGCCGCATTGTTGGCCGGGCTCGCATCCACGGTCTGGAGTTGACCCGAGGTGATGATACTGGGGCTGATCGGCAGCGTGGCCATGTCGCCTGACACGTCTGAGGTGTCGGCCGTCACGACGAATTGCTGCAACCGACCCGTGGACGAATACGACAGCGGGTTGACCGAGTTGACACCCGCCATGGTGAACACATCGCCCTTTTTCAGCGACGACGCGCCCGAGGCCCAGCCATCCGTGCTGATCGTGCTGCCCGTCTGTGACGCACCATCGACCAGCGGCGTGGACGACGTAAAGGTGCCGGTGGTATGCGTCGGACGCACCGGGTCTTGCAGCCACTTATCCACCCCAAGCTGCCGACGACCAAACATGCCCTCTTCATAATTCTCGGCAATGACGGCAGTCGGGTTGAAGAGCGAACTCGTGGTGTTCGCCAGCGTACTCATCGCCAGCGGGTCCAGCACCGCCACGCGGCCCTTCAACGGGGTCGAGAGATCGGTCAGTTTCACCCCCGCCTGGAGATACGTCAGGGTCGTGCTGGGCGTGGTCCCTGGCGTGCCGACAGACGAGTAGATGTCCCGATAGACCGCGTTGAACGCGAGCACTTCAGCCGCATTCGCCAGGGCTTCCGACCCCGGATTGATGTAACGCGTGCGGATGTTGTCGAGTTCAGTCGTGGCCTGCTGGCTGGAGTACCCAAACGCCACGTTCTTCTGATTCGTCAGCGAGATCGGGACGGTCTGGTCATACAGGTTCTGCAATTGCAGCGCCTGACCGTCCGTGACGGTAAACCGCTGGGGCAGTCGGGCGTTGACGGTATTGCCGACTTTGGCTCCGGCAATTTCGTACTGCGAGTCATACGTCCTGTTGACGTTGGCTAGAAACACCAGCTTGTTGATAAAGCCGCGTGCGACTTCCTTCGTCGTCCAGGACGGTGTTGCTAAGGTATTCGCCATCGATCATCCTTTACCTCGGTTACAGACGACCCGCTTGCCGATCTGCCGCGTTCATACGACGGAAATGCTCATCCATCGACAGATCGTCGGTGATCTCAAACGGGTCCTCTACGGGTGGCGAAGTCCCGAGCGGCTTGATCGGGGCTTTCGCAGAGCTGACGACTCGGGCTGGGCCGCTACTCACAGTGGACGAGGCAGCTTCGAGTCGGGCTTCCAGTTTCCCCATCTCCCGGTAGGTTTCTGCCGGGTGCAGCGTGGAGAGGCGCTGAGCGTCATCTGGGTGTGCCGAGAGCCATTTCAGGATTTCAATCCCCTGTGGGCTCTCCATGGCGAGGTGTTGCATCGGCATCGACATCGGCGTGTCAAGATTCAAGGTCTCATCAAATTTCGGGTCGTGCTGACGGGCCTCATCGAGCGTTTTCGACCAGCGGTCGAGCTGCACTTGCTGCTGCTGCGCGATCTGCTGTTGCTCGTAGGCGTGCTGTTGTGCCGCCGTGTGCTCGGTGTGCTTGGCATCCGAGATAAATTCAGCCAGCGCCATGCTGTAGTCTTCATAGGCCGTAAACTGGTCCGGCCGCGGCACACCCGGCATCTGCTTGAAGCGCGACCAACTCGGAGGCTCAGGCTCCGGTGCCGCCTGTGTCTCTGGCTCTGTCGGCGCTACAGCCGTAGATAATGCCTGGACTTTCGACTCGGCGGCATCGGCGCGTCGCTCGGCCTCGCGCTGTTTGGCGATGGCAGATTTGACGGCCTCGGTCGGGTCATTGCGACGTGTCCGCTTTTTCGGTGGCGCAGGCACCGCCTCGTCACCCGCCTCGACAGCCTCGACAGCCTCGACAGCGGGAGCGTCCTCAGACGGCGGCGGTGGATCATCCTGAAAGGCGATGGCGATTTGCTCCACCGTCTCGTGGTTCGAGTCGATGGTGATGTCGCCGTCGGTGACCTGCCCTGCGTCAGTCTTCATAGCACTCGCATCGAAAAAGGGGGGACCACAACACAAAGGGCGCGTCCTGGGCCGCATCAAGCCCAAAAAACACGCCCCCGAATCGTGTGTCCCCTTGTCGTTTTCACCCCGCCGGGGAGCGGGTGTCGGCACGGGAATCAGCCGTGCCCGAGTGAAAACGTCAGTCTCTCGTGAAATAGAAATATCATATATTTCCGAAATAAGTCAATACCGGTCGTGACGCGACTATCACCGTCCTTCGTCGGGTGGCGTCAACTCAATCGCGAGCACGGATGCGTGCTCATCTTGCTCCGCAGACTGGGCCGAGGCCGATTCTTTTTGGAGCCCGTCGATCACCGCCATTTCCTCGCGGTGCTGATGCTCGGTCACGTCGTGCATCATCTTGGTCGCACTCGACTGCTCGGATTCCACGAGCCGCGTGTCTGATTTCAGCGTCGCCTCGGCCTCATCGGCTTTGATTTTCATCGCCGTGATGGTCAGTTCGGTCTCGTTCCGCATCCGTTCGATTTCGATCCGCATCCGCTCGATATCGAGCTTCGCCTGATTGTCCATTTGTGTCTGTTGTGTCTGGGCCTGGAGTTTCTGCGCGTCGGTCGCGAGCAATTGGGTTTTCTCGTCCAGCGCCTTCGTCAGTTGCTCGACCATTTGCCCCGACTCTTGGATCTGCTGCTGGAGCATCTGGGGGTCGGGACCATCGTCCTGGTCCTGGAGCGGCGGCGGCAACATCTTCTTGACACGCTCTGCGGCTTCGAGATGTCCGGGGAAATCACGGAATTTCAGGTAAATATCGCCCAAAATCGGGAACAGGCTCGGATTCGCCTCGAACAACTGGCCCATCTCGTCCGCACCCTCTTCGCGTCGGCTCTTGTAGCTGCGTCCGATACTGACGGTAATCCCGTACCGGCCTTTTCTCAGGTCGTAGAGTTCAATGGGCTTCTCGGCCGGTGGTGGCGGCATCTGGCCCATCGGGGGACCACCCGGTCCCATCGGGGATGCACCGAGCGGCATCGGGGGTGCCCCAGGCGGCAGTGGCGGACCACCGGGAGCCATGGGGAGACCGCCCGGACCCATCGGCGGCGCGCCAGAAGGCAGAAGAAGCGCAGCGCCGGGGTTCATCGGGGGTCCACCCGGACCCATCGGTGGCCCGCCACCGCCCATGGGACCGCCAGGACCCATCGACGGCGGTCCCGGTACGGAGATCGGGCGTTGTGTCTGCGGGTCACGCCGGAACGGCGCGTTCAGCATGACCGTTTTCGGTTCATCTTCCAGGTCGAGAATCCTGGCAATCCGCCCTGGGCGGTCGTAAATGTGAGGGATGAGGTCCAAGATCACCCGCGCCTCGTACGTCAGGCTGATCTCGGCCAGATTATCAATAAAATGACTGCTTCCGCTGTCATGCTGATTCTGGAGCGCGAGAATGGCTTTGCCGCTCTTGGCCGAGGTCGTTTGTTGTCCGAGGGCCGACTCGAAGGCCCCGGTCCCTTCGTGGATAAACTCGCGGGCCTGCTGCAAGAGCAACATGCTCGGTCCCAGTCGGGACGCATCGACTTGCGTCCGCTGTGGCGGGGGTGCGGCGGTCCCGTTCAGCGAGACGTTGCGGTATCGCATGTAGGGGAAGTTCCGCACGTTCGACAACTGCCATTCCTGCTCGTGGCCCTCTTCCTGGCCCTCGACCATCATGTACGGCGCCTTGGTCTCCAGGCTGGACATCTCGACGGCTGACGACGCGCTGTAATTCAGCAATCTGACCGCGTCTTTATTCGGCTCGATCATGCCGACGTAGCGGCGTTCCTGCTCAAACGGGATCAACTCGCGTCCGATCACGGGAATAATCGGGATATACCGTCCGTCCATCTCCTGTTTCGGTTCCAGTTCCTCGACGGCGTTAATCGTGCTCCAGTAGAGGGTCGGGGTGCTCTCGACCCGCTGTCTCGCCTCAGCCCCCTCGCGTGCGGTGCGTTCCTCGGGAATGTCGTCCTCATTCGACTCCGACCCGTCGTCCAGGAGCACTTTTTTCGAGGTGGTGTATTCCAAACGGTAGTATTCGGCCACGCGCACGGCACGGGATGCGCCCTCGTCGCCAGAGACCCAACTCGGTGTCGAGATCCCGACCGCCGAGAGTTCTTCCTCGCTGTAGGCGGCCATCTTGCTCTTGGGGAATCGCCGTTTATAGGTCTCCCACGGCATATCGTTGACCACGAAGGCCCACTCACCGTCTGAGCAGTCCGCTTCCTGGGCAAACGGGTCCAGGACGACGCTGCCCTGCTGGAGAATGCGCTTGATCGTGATCTTCTGGTCGTAGGGGTCGTCGCTGTCCGGGTCGGGCTCGGTGATGACGCGGTAATACCCGCGCCCGGCCTTCACGGCCCGTTCAAAGGCCCAGGACCGCGCCAAACCGGCACGGCTCTGCACCTCGATGCGCCGATAGAGCCCCTGGAGGACTTCGGCGGTCTCTTCCTCGGCGTCATCGCTCAACGGGTGAATAGCCACGCCCAGATGCGCGGATTTTTCGGCGTTCAGTACCAACTGGATGGGATGGTCGAGGCTGGGAATACTCAACATCGGCCGCTGCGGAATCGTCACCCCGCCGATAACTTGCGGTTGTCGCTGGTTTTTCACTTCGGTCGGCCAGCAGAACTCGGGTACCTGAAACCGCAACGCCTCGACCTCGCGTGTCCGCTGGTCCGCATCGGCATCCGATCCAAACTTGAACCGGTCCAACGCCTGTTGCATGTCAGTCGTCATGCGCCCATCCAATCGGTTAACGCGGCCGTCCCTCGTGAGAGACGCGACCGTTGCGCGGGTCGTGGCGGTGGTTGCATCGCATGTCGTCCGCTGATCACGAGATAGCGCGTGGCATCCATGAGGTGGTCGGCGACCTTCACAATACGCCCTTGTTCGTCGCGATGATACTTCCGAAACTCACTCCGCCAGTTGCTGAGATGTTCCTGCACGACGAGTCGCCCCGAGACCAGCAGATTCCACGTCTCGGTCAACCCGGCCTCGACGGCGTTCTGGGCCGGCTCCAGTCGTAGGCCCATCCGTCCGTAGATATCGATCAGGGCACGCCCGTCGATCTGACTGCTCCCCGAGCTTGCCGGGTCGATGACGCCGCGTATCCACGCACCGCGGGACTTGATCGCCTCGGCGTGACTCGCCGGTTCCCCCTGACCCCGGTAGTGCTCATCATAGAGCACAATCCGTCCCGATCCGGGATCTGTCGCGCCCCACAGCGCCGCCGTCCGGTTCCAGCCGACATCCATGGCGTAGGCACGCGGCCAGCTCTCGGGAATCGTCGCGGTCGGCACGAGAATCTCCCGCTCGGCAATCGGGTAAATCGCGCCCGACCCCAAACTCGGCTCGCCCTCGGTTCTCGCGGCAATCTGATACGGCGGCGTCGTCGCCATCAACGCCTCACGCTCAGCGGGGTCCAGGTGCGGCACATCACGCCACCCGGCCTGGATAAACGTCTTGAACTTGGCCGACTCAGGCGATTCCGGCTCCAGAAAGCCCTTCACGACCGCGCTCATCCCCTGGAGCGGCGTGAACGTCACCATGATGATGCCCTGCGTGGTGATCGTCCGATACAGCATCTCCGTATAGGAATCTTGCGGCGGCTCCTCGTCGCACCAGATGACGTGCTTCGCGGTCCCCTCGAACGACTGCCGGCCCTGCTCGTAACTCTTCAATCCGACGAGACTTAGCCCGCCGCTGACGTGCCGCACCTGTGCCCCTTCCAGGGCACCGGCCAGTCCTCTCGCGTTGATGGTCTTCTTGATCAGGTGGGCCGGAATCATCCCCGTCCCTGGAGCCTGGACACTCCCCAGCAGTTTCGCCTGGACAATGTCTCGCGTCGTCTGCGAGTTCGTCCCCACCGCCCAGCACTCCACGGGCTCGTCAAACCGTCGCCCGGTCCACCAGTGCGGGTACACCCCCGTCAGGTGACACGTCAGTTCGTACGATCCCGCCTCAGATTTCCCCACCCGGTTCGCGGCCATGAACAGCCGCTCCTTGGTATGCCCCGCCGCGAAGAAATCGAGATGTTTCTGGTACTTCGACCGCGACAGCGGCCCGTCGCCGTCCGGGTAGAACTGATTGAACCGTGACGTGGTGCGCCGTGTCGCTTCGTCCCGTAAGTCGTCCAGACGCAGCCGCTCGTCCAGCGTTAATTCCGACACTCTACATGACCCGCTTGGGATCACTCGGTGTCTCGGACGGTTCCTCGTACGATTCCGTCGGTTTCAACTTCTCCAGCAATCCCGCAAGCGAGGCCGACAATTCCGAATCGGACAACTGCGACGGTGTCGTCACTACGTCAATCTCCAGACTCTGACGCGCCTGCCCAAACATCCGATCCATGATCTGTCCGATCAGGGTCGCATTCGGCGCGACCGCCGACAACCGATACGCCTGATCTCCCGCATTCAGGCGCTCCACCATCACGTCCGGGTCCGTTACCGTCGTCCACCGACCCTGATCGTCTCGGGCCACCATATGCGTCACGCCCTGTGCCGACGCCAGTTGCGCCTGTACCAGCGTCTTAAACTGCTTGCTCACCTCCGCACGCCAGAGACTCAATAACTCGGCCCGCTCAGCCGTCGGTTTCGACACCTTACACCGGCCATTCGCCAGTGTCGTGCCCTTCGGACGGCCTCCCGCCGATGGCAGCTTTCCGTTCTTCATCATGCGAGACACTGTACCACACATTTATCACGACGAGTCATCGTCCATACACCTGTCAGTCAGGGTTCGCCCTTCTTTCGTCTACTTTTCGGCGACACCTTCTCCGAAAAGTCTCCTAACTCGCTCATCTATAAGACGTTCTCGCCGTTTTCCCGCTTTTCTCAGATTCGGACGACATTTCGTTGCACCAGGACGAGATTTCGTTGCACCAGGACGAGATTTCGCCCCAATCTGCACCGTTGTGGGTCGCTGCCTCCAGTAGACCCAGTAGACCCAGTAGACCCAGTAGGTGCCACCCCCCCAAGGCAACCAGGACGACTGGGGAGCAGGGTGTGAGTGGATACGAGCCCCGCTTGCTCCGGGGTGGGTCTGGGCATTCGCGATGAGGGCATGGGTGTACTAGTGATATTGGGATCGCGAAGTGCTTTCGGATCTGAATTGAATTTGGTTTGAAAAAGAATCCGGTTTCGGAGGGTTTTAGGTCAAGCGCCCAAGGTTTCCAGGCGCATGACCTGGCCGTCCATATTGTCCTAGGGCACGCACCCGAACCAGTACAGGCACACGCCCAACTAATGCGGCCGGATGACCTATTACGTAGCAGGCGCGAATAATCGCCACCAATCTCCATATTCCTATTGTATATGCCAGGCTTGTATGCTACTCTTAAGGATATCAAGGGTCGATGACGGCCAAGAAAGGCAGTGACCATGACAGGCACCAAGTATAACGGATGGGCCAACTATGAGACTTGGAACGTCTCACTGTGGATCGGCAATGACGAGGAGCTGTACGAAAGCGCGAAAGAAGCCGGCACGTATGCACGCTTCTGTGACCTGTTGCACGACCGGGCTGACCCGCGCAACTACGACACTTGGGCTTCACGCCGGGCCGCGTACCGTATCACCCTCGAAACACCGGACGGAGTGTCCTGGAACGATAGCGGCCTTGACGTTATCGCCTTAGACAAGATGATCACAGAGCTGTAGCACTGGCTAGATCATAACCGGCAGCCCGCAAGACAGAAAACTCCAAAACAACAAGGTAGGCACGCACCCGAACCCACCCAGAAGGAGAACCAGATCATGATCTACACCGACGGCGGCAGACAGGCAGCAGGGTATCGCGGCAACGCGGGAGACTGCGCGTGTCGAGCGATAGCCGTAGCCGCCCAACTGCCGTACCAAGCTGCGTACCACATCATCAACGCGGCAGCGGCACGCGAACGTGTCACGGCGCGCCGACGGAGCCGTTCGAGTGCCCGGGGTGGCATCTACGGGACCACCATGCGAACAGTCCTGCAGGATCTGGGCTGGACGTGGGTACCCACAATGCAGATCGGATCGGGTTGCACCGTCCACTTGCGGCCGGCCGAACTGCCATCTGGTCGCATCATCGTGCGGCTCAGCAAGCATTACACCTGCATGGTTGACGGGATCATCCACGATACGCACGATCCGAGTCGGAACGGGACGCGCTGCGTCTACGGATACTGGACACAGAATTAGAAGGAGAACCAGATCATGGCCAAAATCATATACACACCAAGCGAAGCCGCGGACAGAGGGATCGCACCATGCCACGGATACGACGGGAACGGGTACACCGTCGGCGACCGCGTGGAGTTGCATCCTGGTACGGACCTATGGATGCGTGGAGCGCGATATGGGGACGTGATCGGGATGCGTCTCACGCCAAATGACCGCGTGATTGTCAGGATCGACAGGACTGGCCGAAAAATCAGCGGCAGCGAAGACACGTTTCGGCGCGTTTAGCGGCTCGATTGTCTTGCGGTATCAGCCGGACCCGTGTCGGTTGATATCGCTGGATACTCGAACCAAGGAGGCAACGATGAAACGCAAAACATGGTGGGACACGTTACCGGAGGGCATTCGCCACCACGTCAAGTCTGACGCGGGCGTGCGTTCGTTGGCGGCATTGCGCCGCACTGTGGAGTGGCAATCAGAAAACGGCGTTGATTGTTGGGAGTGCAAGCGGGCCGCAGCCATAGTGGCGGCTGATCGTGGCGAGAACTGGGGCCGATGAGCGAGACAAAAACTCGAACCAGGGGGTACGCATGAGAACGCTACGCGGGATTTTGGACGACGTGAGATCTGACGGAACGTGGAACATTGACTACGCCGACGGGTACGCCGAACCCGGGTACGCCACGCCCCGACACGGGGTGTATCTTGCGGATTGGAACAATGAGACGCGCCATGGCACGGACGCCGAACGCGCGGCCGGTGAACACTGGCCAACAGTCTCGACGTTCCGATCCAGGTTCGCGGACCTGCTTGACCGTGCGGGGTACGCCGTCGAGTGGTCCGACGAGTGGTACGTCTGCGAATGCGGGCAGGCGATGCGAACTGTCGCAGACTCGTACGTCTGGCGACCGAGTTACGCTGTGCGACACGGTGAGATTATCTGTGCCGCCTGTTACGCGGATCTGAGCGTAGCAGACCGTATCCCGTTTTGCCTTGAGAACGGTCTAAGCGTCTTCGCGGCTCGCCACGCAACGGTACCAAACGGGTGTACATCATGACGCCTACTGTGAAAACGGCTAAACGCCGTGTGGGGAAAGATTGGGTGATTGTCAAGTTCCAAAACGGCAAGGTTGAGGCGTGGCGCGATTACGGCACAGCATGGGGATCGCCAGTCTATACAGTACTAGGTTACGCCATAAACAGCTCGCACCGGGACGCCATCCGCAAGGGGCGTCAACGGTAGAGCACTCGAACCAGACTCGCACAGATAACGTCGCTGGCCTTGCGGTGTCCACCGGCCCCGTGTCGGTGGATATCGCTGGACACGCTCGACACCGAACACGAACCTGGAGGAGACGATCAATATGACGAAAACTGTGCGCTTGACGCAAAAACTCCGCACCGCTGCGCGGCGGTACCTCGACTTGCGCGATAGACACGCCGACCCTGAGGGGACATTCGACACCGGGGGTCGCTGGTATCCCACCGAGGCGCTCACCTGCTGCGGCTCGATTCGGACGCCCAGCCGATCATGGCCGTATTCATATCTCGTCCATTGCCGGACATTGGCGCATGTTGCAGCACAGAGCGGATATCCCGTCGCCACGCTGCGAGCGGCCGTTAAGCGTATTGACAACTAAACCTAAACCCGAACTCACCTGGAGGGACAACATGACACGAGCCCAAAAACAAGCCCAGAGGGACTCTATCGATCATCTCCGCGAGCTGTTGCACCCCGGCGACACGGTGTATACCATCCTGGATCACTGTTCCAGCAGTGGGATGACGCACCACATCCGAGTCGTTATCGCTCGTACGGATGACGACGGCCGGACGTACCATCTCCACCCGAACTGGCACGTCGCCACGGCACTGGGGACGCGGCAGGCGAAACAGCGGCCCTTTTCGTCCCGCGGAGACGGCGTGGTGATGAGCGGGAGCGGCATGGATATGGGGTTTCAGTTGGTCTACACCCTGAGCGCCACGCTCTGGCCGGACGGGTTTGCCTGTCTTGGGGACCGGTGCCGGTCGAATGATCACAGTAACGGCGACCGCGACCGGACCACGCATCGCCATAGAGACGGCGGCTATGCGTTGACGCATGAATGGCTGTAATTGACTACAAACCGAAACAGCACGTATACCCACAACAGGAGAAAACCACATGCCTACACCCACGTATACACCCTCGACAGCCGACTTTGGTTTTCTGAACGAACCAAACGATGCGCTGGCGGTCCTGTACGGGCTCACACTCGCACTGACTGCGCCCGATGATACGCGAGCCGAGAAAGCCACCGGGATCGTCTGTGACATCTACCATAGGAGCCCGCTCACCGAACAAGACCTTGAGACGCTGAAAGCCGCCGCCGTGGTACTCGTGAACTGTGACACCGAGGCCACATCATGACCGCTCAATATCCCATCGATTGCACCGGGGACGCCGTTGTCGGTGACCATGTCATGTTCGAGCGGGCCGTCTTTGAAGGGAGTTATCGTCGGCCCGTCTTTGTCGAAAACGAAACCATCCACGCGCAGATCATGAAAGACTCCTACGGCGCTGACCGCCAGCAGCATACGTTCACCCTGCAAACCGCTGGCGGTCGGACGTTTCGGATCAAGGGCCGCAACCTCTACCGGAACGGCACGCGCCGTATGGCGTGGCCGGATGAGTCCCAACGCCAACTGGCCCAAGACGAGAAACACGGCCGTGGCGAGGCCGCTCGATTCGACCGCGGGCTGCGTATCGGAGGATCGGCATTCGGGGGATCGGTATTATGAACTTCGATCAGCACACGGCCCAACGTCGCGCGAGGCTGGCTGCGTTCCAGACACACTATGCGAGCAAACAGTGGGGCTGGGGGCGGAGGTGCGCCGGGTGCGGCAGCGCCGTCTGGCTCCGGCTCTATTATTGCCCCGCACCCCGGCACATGGCTGTCCTACCACGCCTTTGGAAGTGCCGGGGCTGCTACCTGCACGGGGGGGGCGAGGGACAAGGACACATCACACAGACCGCATACACAGGAGGGCACATGACCGGACTGACGTTCCAGCTCAACCCCCTGAACGGCGCCGAGCGCACCTATCTCGGCCACGGGGTGATCATCGTGCGTGAGCGCGTCCTCTCGCATACTGACCGGATAGCACTGACCGACGAGGAGCGCGCACTGCATCTTGCCGAAACAATCACGTCCCACTACACGTTGCACTGCCTGGGGGTCAGCGAGGGCGTGACTGACCATTTCGCGATCCCCGAAGAGGCCCTGGCCGCCGAATACGAAGACGGCATCTACACCCTCGTGGTCGAGGGAGACCACGCATGATGGCACCCGCGGGTCGACCGGGCACGTACACAGGTGGTAACACACTCGAACTCGAACTCACAACCAGGAGGCAGACATGACTGACTTTCGCGTGTTCGTCGATGAGAGCATCTCGCTCGTGACGCCGGAAACGGCAGAGGCTCGTGCGTGGTTGTCGGAGCATGTGTCTTCTGATACACCGTGGTTCGGCAAGGGGCTGACGGTGGGGTTGCGTTTTCTTGAGGCGCTGATCGCGGGCATTGAGGGTGACGGCCTGACCGTGACGCTCCGTTCTGTCGGTCGCATTACAGACGAGGATACCCCCGCATGAAGCGGGCAGTCGGCGCAGGCCCGCGAGGACGCGCAACGGGCCGAGGCGACACGCCGACGCGAGGCACTCCAGCGCCGGTACACACAGCGTGCGTCCTAACACACCGGTCCCGACTTGACAGGAGATGACATGACAGACACGACCAGGCGAGCGAGTCAGGCTGAGACGACTGATCTACGCACACGCAGCGGGGAGCGGATCTACGATCTTGATCCGCTCGCCTCCACCCTCTGGGCGATTGCAGGCCCAGATGGACTCGACCCGAAGACGGTGAATATTGACGATCTTCCAGCGGGGTGTCGCTGGCTTGAGAACGACGAGTGGGGACTAGCCAGTGCGATCACAGGCTACCCCGACCTGCACTGTCCGCACTGCGCTCTGTGGATCGGAGACCCCGACGATCCGGATATTGCCGATATTTCGCTATCGCATGATATCGATGCCTGCGACAGAGTTGCGAGGAAGGCACAGGAGAAGACATGACAGCACCACGACCACGACCACGACGCAGTGTAAAATCCATGCTGGCCGACATCGCCGCGACCATCTCGACCTATGAACTCGAACTCGCTGAGGAAGAATCCCGTGAACAGATCATCGTGGCGAAGATCGAGGCGCTCCGGGCATTACGCGACGGGGTCCTGCCAGACATTACGCGCCGCCCGTCATCCCATGCCACCTAATTGGAGGACAACAATGCCTGAACCCCCTATCGATCCACCGGACGACGACGAGCCACCGACCTTCTGCCCAGACTGTCGGTCGCCGATTGGGGACTCGCATGGCTGCGAGTGCGAACGCATCGAGGTGAGGGTGCTCGTCCGGCTGGAGGACACGTCACCATGAGCGTGCTCGCTGCGGTGCCCCTGGCTATGCTCGGGCTGGTGCTCGGGCTGTGGTGGCCCTCGATGATCACCACCGCGATTGCCGTACTCTGCGGCTATGTGTCTGGCCTGCTGATGCGCTTCGACGTGCAAGCGCACCGGCAGCCCCCTTAGCCAGTCTTGGCGCCGGGCCAGTCGGCCGTGACCCGCCACCGCACCGTACGACCCGTGCCTGGAGCCGACTCGATCAGGCCCGCCTGCTGTAGCTCTCGGCGTCTCGGCCGCTCCGTACTGCCCGCCATCCCCAGGCCGGCCTGAATCGCCTTGTCATCCAGTGGGCCGTCCCGCTGAATGATCTCGTAGACCGCTCGTCGCATCGTGCCAGCCCGCCCACTGAGCGACCGATGTGCCGCGTCCGATGTAGCTCTGGTCTCACGGGTCGCGCCCGACACATACGTCCTGTGCGGCGAGGGGTCGTCTACGGCTGCGGGGTTCAGCAGGTCGAACAAGTATCGATTCATGATGTGCCTCTCGGGACTGTCGGGACTGGTCGGGACTTTGGATAGCGGGACACATCCCGACGGGTGATGGGGTGTTGCTTTAGTAGGTCATGTGACCTACCTCCAATGGGCGTTGTTCCGACGCGTCATCACCAGCACCCACTTTGGCTCCTTGTAATACGCACCCAGCTCGATGGTCTCAAGATCGCCGCGGTGCGATCCGAGCCGTTGCCTGGGACGGAGGATCAGACCACCCGGTGTGTCGATGGCCGGGTCGCTAAAGACGTGCCGGGTCGATGTCGTGTGACGGACGCCCCGTGGGGCCGGGTCTGGGTCCGGCTCGTCCACTGGTGGCTCGTCCACCTGTGGCTCGTCACCCCGGAGGCGATCCCAGTCTGGCTCTGGGTCGGGCTCTGGCTCAGTGACGCGAAACGTCACGTCCGGTTCCGGGTCGGGATCTGGGTCTGGCTCAGCGACGTGAAACGTCACGTCCGGTTCTGGTTCTGGCTCAGGACGCGGCCCGTCATGGCGCTGCCCCCAGTCTGGCTCTGGCGGGCCTACGTCGAGTTCATGCCACATCGTTGCATCCGCGCACGAGTAACAAGAGATGGGCTTTGTATCGGCGGATCAAGACCCGATCAGGTTCTGGGATCTTCGACATCGGTTTCATGACCAGCGTGTCGTCACCGTCGAGTCGAATATCAACCCCACGCTCCTCAAGAGACCAGAGGAGATGAAGTGCCGGATCTGGTACCAGTGCACCGAACATGGGCGTGAATCGCATCCTACCTCTCCTCCGACAACCGACTCCCCCTAAAGGGGAGGAGGTTGTCCGTCCGGGGGGTGAAAACAGCGTAAACCCTTCCATTATCAGGGGTTATCCATCACGTCAAAAAAACGACCAGAAAGAGTTGTCCGCCCCCGGTTTCATTGACTTTTTACGTCATCAACGGCATCTGTCCGGGGGGTTGTCCGCCCCTTGTCCGCCTGGTCATCAAGCCCTGCTCGGCTTAAACGATACTGCTCCCATCGCGCCGTGACCGCGTGTCGTGCCGCGTCGGATCGGGCCTCGGGAGAGACGCCTTTCCACCGCTTTTGTCCCCCCGCAGATGACGCGCCGATACGAGCCAGTGCGATGACCAGCAACGCCTCCACAGCGTCGGTCACGTCCTGGCCGTGCAGAGTGGCATAGGCGGCGACCCGGGACGCCATCGCCGACGAAAGAAACACACTGATCGAGCCCACGTTGATCGGTGCTACGTCGATACCCATATCTCATGACCTTTCCTGTGTGGTACGGAAGTCAGCATTTCCATTCCAGAATTGCCGACTTCCATACGTAGGTTCCACGCTCGTATCATTGTATACCTACCAGCAATGTATTAGGAATACGGCCACGACGGGGCATCGCAGGCGGGTTCTCGGCCGATCTCGTCCTGTGCCTGGCACGCCTCGCAGATGACGAGATGTTCCGGTGGATCACGCCATGTGGCGGGCGTCACTTCCACCAGAGACTCCGTCGTGGTCACTCCAGCGCATCGGTCGCATTCGGTGTCAGCCATGGTCCCCTCCTGTGTCTATCGTGCGTTAGAACCACGCCTCGTCGGTCTCAGTGGGTGCTGACGCGGTCAGCGTGGCCGTGGCGAGGCAGATGTTGTCGTCAGCGTCCCTGCTGAATAGCTCCATCCGGCGCACAATCCGAGCAATCGACTGCGGTTTAGCGTCCAGTTCACTGGCAAGATCTGCAAGAGACATCGGCCTCGTGGACACCAGGGATTTGACCCGCTGCCAGATCGGCAGCGAGGTCGCCAGGTCGGCGCTCCCCGCGAGGTCGAATGGCGCGACCGTGGTCATGTTGCCCGTGAACCCCAACTTGATCCCCCGCGTGGACAGTCGCTGGCCCGTGTTCGACTTGCGATGGGATAAGGCCAACTCGACGGTGGACGACCCGGCCCCTTCGTCGTCGTTGCGCTTGACGTGCCAGACGCTGCGAGCGCCATTGCTAAAAAAGGTGCTCCCGAAGGGCTTTTGCTCAGAGTTTTCCCCTTTGGTCGTGTGGGCAATACTCAGGGACCCCACGTTCAAACTACGCAGTGATCGGAAGAACCCCGCCGCCACTTCAGCCGATTCCGGTGGGCCATCGACGCTGAAGGCCACCGAATCGACGATGCAGAATCGACAGTCATGCTCAAGAATCCATCGCTGTAATCTGCCCACCTCGTTGACGAGCGGCTGCGAGCATCGCACGTAGTGGAGGTCTCGTGGCATCCCCGTCCCGAACAGCCGTTGCAACCGGTCACGATGGGCCTCAGCCTCGAATTCGAAGTCACAGAAAAGGACCGGCACGTCACGAGCGATCGTGCCCGCGATGAAAAGCGCCAGCATGGACTTCCCTGACGCGCCGTCACCAAACAGAATAGTGGGGTGCGCCTTGAGGATCGGCAGACCGACAATCGTCCAGGCCGGATCGTCTGTCGGGAGGGCATAATCTGCGAGCGGTTTGATCTCACTGGACCCCTCGGCCTCGGCACGGGCGACCCGCACCGAGAGGGTTTCAAGTGCGCCCAGCCAGTCCCACTTCGCCTCGCCAGACCGTGCGGCGAGACCTTTGGCAAGCCCCGCCCGCGTCCTGGCCGCGCTCAGATTGGTCGCGGTCCACAGGAGCGTCCCATTGACCGTGCGGGCCTGCGGCAACGTGGTGCTCACAGTCAGCTCACACTTCAGGTCGTCATGATGGCGGTGGAGATGGGCCACCGCGAAAGACACCCCCAGCGTGGGGTAATCCAGGCGATAGGCGTCTTCCCCCTCCCGAGTGAACGCTTGCGGGGCGGTCAGCATGTCCACCGCCTCGATGGCCGGGGGAAGGACCGTCTCGGGGTGCTCAGCCAGCGCCCTGAGAGACGCAGCCGTGCCCCCGGCCGCAAACCAGTCGCTCGTATCGCCGTGGGCGGGCAGTCCAGGGAGCGGCACCAGGAAAGCCGTGAGCCCTGCGGTAGTGAGTTGCTCGACCACGCTGTCGGCGTGTTTGTGCCCGGGCGTATCGTTATCTGGGATGACGTAGACCTGGGCCGGGTGCAGATCCAGGAGCGCGGCGGTCTCCTCGGCTCGCCACTTGCTCGCACCCCCCAGGTTGCACGTTGCCGTGAGACCGTGGTCGAAGAGACAATCTACGTCCTTCTCGCCCTCACAGATAAACACCTCGTCCTGACCCACCAGTTCAGGCCAGCGATATGGCACGCGGCGACCTGACGCTTTCCAGACCCAGCCGTCCGGGGTCGGGTGGCGCTGCCGGAATTGCTTGCCAGCGCCTTTGACGACTTGGTGCAGGAGCGTGCCATCGAGGTCGTGGTAGTCGTACAGGATCTGTGTAGACGCAGAGGTCAGAACTGGAGCCGGGGTGGGCACCGGGACCGGGTCATCGGGAAACAGGTCCGAGAGCGTGAGGTTGCGGTCGAGCAAGATGTCATCGAGCGGGCAACCCGCATGACAGTGGATGAGCACCCGATCCTCCTGGCCGCGAGAGATGCTCAGACTGGAAACGCGGTCTTCATGGACGGGGCATTTGGCGCTATACCCTGACCCCGTGCTGCGAACAGTGTCGAAGCGAGAGAGGAGATCCTCAAATGTCATGCGGTGGGCCTATGCGTGTTGTAGCGTGTTCTAGCGTGTTTTTTAGCGTGTTTGAGCGTGTGTAGACCGCTACGGACGATGCGGACGCAGCGGACGCAGTCGAACGGGCGTTTCTGTGTCACGCCGAGACGAGCGTCGTGGTCTCCGAGAGCGTCGTCCCGGGCACGCGCAGATCATGCTTCAAGGCCCGTGCGAGGGCATTCAAGGCCGGGGCAGACGCCGTCAGGAGCCCCAGTGAGGCTTGCGGAGACGGGCGGCAGACCTGGATGAGCCACCGCTGTGTGACTTTTGTCGATCCCGGCCTGTCGCAGAGAATCTGACCGGCAACAGCCAGCACCAGTGCCTCCATGTCTGTCACCGTGGCGCTGTACGTGGACCGCCGCTGCATCCCCGGCACCACGGTCGGCGCAGGAGGCGGGGACGCAGCAACCGGGATGATCGTCTCAGCGTTGAGACCCTGATCGACCTCGGCGGCAACGCGCTGCGACTCGCGATCCGCCTGGGCCGTGGTGAACGCAAGAATGCGGCCCATAATCTGTTTTTCTACGTGCTTGATGGGGTCCAGCAGCGCCCGCTCCTGCGTGTCCAGGGTCTTCTTCGCCACGGCGAGCGGCTGCTTCGCGTCGGTGTAAATGGAGCGTATCCAGCGTCTCAATTTCTGCACGCGCTCCAGATACAGACTGGCGGCGAACGATTCGCTCTCGGATGTCACGAGCATGGCATCAGCCGGTGCCAAGAGATCAGTCGCTTGCTTTTCCAGTCCCGGTCGCTGACGGAGGTCCATCGTCATCATCTGTTGTGTCGCGGGGGGGGGTGATGTCGTGATCTGGGGCATCTGGTGTCTCCTCTTGATTGGCGATCAATGCGAGCGCCTGGGTGTAGTCGTAGGGTGAACTGAACTCGACGCTCTGGGCCATTCGGCCGTTGGCGCGAAGATAGAGGGCAATGCGACGGCGCTCTTGGGGGGGAATATCGCTGTCTTGAATCAAAGAATAGAGCGCCAGTTGTACGCCGTGCCAACTGGCTTTGCCACCACTCCCACTCTTCAAGTCGAGGACAACAGGGCGTCCATTGATCGTCCCCACCCGGTCTGGGGTTCCAGCCGTCTGGTAGCGCGGGGAGTACTGGGGTGTTTCGATAGAGGCCCAGACGGGCTCCATCACGTCGCACCACTTGATATAACTGGTCAGATACCCTCCGTGTTCGCCCCTGAGGAACGCCGCCACGTCTCGGCCCTGGTCGCGGTGTTCACAGGCAAGATGAATGGCCGTCCCCAGATCTGCGCTCTCAGCGGAGTAGAACTGAACGGCTGGCCCAAGCAGGCCCGCCCGCCTGATGCGTTGCGTGACGGAGGGGACTTCTGTGCCATAGTCGGTCGTATAGACATGCGTCTCGGGATCAAAGTGGATCGCAGCCATGCGTCTCTCCTCTGGCCTTCAGGAAAAAGGGACCGGCCATGCTGGGCAGCACAACCGATCCCAGGACGGGAACGACCTAGAAGGGGATCTCGTCCACGTCTGTCGGCTTGGTGGCCTTGGACTTGGACTTGGACTTGGCCTTCGTGGGCACGGCCCGCAGGCGCACGCCGCCGACGACCTTGCCGCCAAACTCGATGGAATCGTCGTCATAGACCACGATTTTCTTCCCCGGCCAGTTGTCGGTCTCGGAGTCCCCCGAGAACGCGGCGACCGCACGGCGGATGTTCGTGGCGTTCATGATGAGCGGTTTCAGATCCGACAGGTACAGAATCCACTTCGTTTCCGACCCGCCGTCTGCGGAATTGATCTCCTCCTCGACGCACTTAACGACCGTGTGGACTTCACCCTCGGCGCTGACGGATTCACGTTTGAGATATTTTCCCGTGCTGATGACTGGCATGTGTGCCTCCTCGAATAGGGAATGTGTACGAGTGCATGAGTGACGATGATACACACTCCCACGTATCCGGTCAAGCGCGTATCAGCGGATGCGCGATGCTTGTGCTATACTACCGGGCATGATGATCGCTGATCCCGTCAAGGCGTTGCGTTGTCTGGTCAAGACGCTGGGAACCCAGCGTGCCGCGGCGGCGGGGCTGGGGATCTCAGTCAACTATATGTCGGACCTGATCAACGGCCGGCGCGACTGCTCCGACCGTATTCTCGCAAAGTTACAGCTCAAGCGCGTGATCGTGACCACCCGCAGAAAGGCCCGCCATGTCGGCCGCTGATCGACTCGACGCCTATCGCCAGATCGTCTCGCGACAGCCCGATGATGGCTATCGCCGAGGCTCCAGGGTGACTCAAGCCGGTGCCCCGGATCGACACAAGCGATGGCACTTCCTCGCCACCGCGTTTCTCGCGTATGTCCGAATTGAGCGGGACGATGGCCCTCCCCCCGGCCGCATGAGCCTCACGACGACGGCTACTGCATGATACATAAATACAACGCGGTTCGTACATGGAGGAGTGGGCATTGGTTCGCCTCGAAACGCGAAGCCCGTCGCTACACCGAGTTGCTGTTGCTGGAGTCAGCCGGGGAGATCACCGACATCGAACTTCAGCCGACCTACCCCCTGCTCACGCCGACACCCGATGGCTCGCTGGTCTCGACCGCGAAGTATATCGCCGACTTCCGGTACCTGGACATCCCGAGCGGGGACACCGTGGTCGAGGATGTCAAGGGCGTACGGACCCCGGTCTACAAACTCAAGAAACGCTGGGTTGAGGCCCAGTACGGCATTACGATCACGGAGGTATAAATGGGCAGCGATGCAGACGTTCAGGAGACCAACGGACGGCGGTCGGTAGCCGGGATTCTTGCAGAAGTGCAGTCGCAGCGGGCTGGCTACCTCGCAGCGATGCAGGGGCATGAAGCCGAGACGCGCCATCTGCTGGCGAAGATGGCCGCGTGGGCGGACGTGGGCTTGTCCGAAGCGGTGTCTGATGAGTCTTGGGATTACCAGGATGCCGACACCCGGCAGCTTACCCACAATATCCACAGGTACTCAGGGAAGTTTATCCCTCAAATCGCTTCAAGAACCGTATCGCTGTTGACAGAACCTGGCGAAATTGTCCTTGATCCGTTCTGTGGCTCTGGCACGACCCTTCTAGAAACAGTGTTGCTCGGCCGCAGGGCAATCGGAATCGACCTTAACCCGGTCGCGGTATTGATCTCGAAGGTCAAGACTACACCGATCCCACCTGTCCAACTCACATCGCTCGCAGGGGCGCTCCGTGACGAGTTATCTTACCTGATGCCACAGGACGACCTGCCCTTGTTCGGAGGTCAAGTCCAAGACAACTTGCTGAGCGACGCTGTGGCCGGAGACCCGAGATCGACTGACGAGTGGTATGTCAAGTGGTTCGAGCCAAGGGTCCTGCAGCAACTATTGACTATCGACCACGCGGTCGGACGTATAGCGGACGATCGGCTCAGACGTGTAGCAGTCGTGGCGTTCAGCGATATCCTGAGGAAGTCGAGCCGGGCTCACTCCGGGTATCCCAACGTGATGTTCGACAAGGCTGCCCCTTCACGACCCGCTCCGGGACCGGCGTTCTTTAATGCGTTGAATCGCGTGTGTCAGATGGTGGGTTCCTTGGTCTCGGTGGCAGCAGATCTGGAGCGAGCTAGCGTGATACTTGGGTCGGCATCGAACATGCCACTGAGCCGAGGCTCGGTCGATGCCATCGTCACCCATCCTCCCTATGTCGGATCCATTCCCTATGCAGAGTATCAGATGCTTAGTCTGAAATGGTTGGGAGCTGATCCGAAGGTCCTCGACCGGTCGCTAACGGGAGGACGGAGACAGTCAAGTGACGTAGTCCAACGTTTTCAGGCGGACTACGGCGAGATGTGGAGGGAGAGCAGTCGAGTCTTGCGACCGAACGGCCGCGTCTTCGCCATGGTTGGGAATCCGGTCGTTCGCGGCGTTTCTGTTGACTTGGGCGCCATGTCGCTGGCATTGGCCATTGGCGAAGGCTTTAGGCTCGTGGCGAAGACCACACGACAGGGAATGAATCGACGTGCGAATAAGATGGGGACAGAGGAACTCCTCTTCTTTCGAAAGCAGTCCGGTTAGCTCGAGAGCTCCATCCTTTGAGGGCGCTTCGAGGCGACGCCGGTTCTTGTCTCCTTCTTCGACGCCTCGTCCTCTTTCTCTAGAGCAAGTCGGCTTTCACTTTCATCCCATCCGACGCTGGCGTGGCTGCGTGGATCTCCTCTCTGCGGGCTTCCCGTGTCAGTCCTTCTCCGCAGCCGGGAAGCGACAGGCCGACACCGACGACCGACACCTCTGGCCGCATGTGCGGCGGGTTATCAACGGGGCGCGACCGGCTCTCGTCTTTCTGGAGAACGTCGGAGCACTTATTTCAACTCGACAACGGGACGGGCGACCGGCCTACATGGTGGTCCGAAACGAGCTGGAGCGACTGGGTTATCGAGTTACGGAGACGCTCGTCCGCGCATCGGATGTGGGGGCACCACATCAGCGAGAGCGGATCTTCATCCTGGGTTACGCCAGTAGTCTCAGACACAACCGGGGCGTGCCCTGGTCGGACGGATCTGCGGACACAGGCAGACCGGTGGGCCAAAGGACAGGCCGAGACTTTCCACCTGGACCCGGAGACACCGACGCCTGGGCCGCCATCCTTGCCGAGCGCCCCGAACTCGCACCGGCTTTGGCCGTCGCCAGACGCGCAGATGTTTGGGTCAGCGAATGGAGCGAACTGGACGCAACCAGCCACGATCACGGACGCAGCGAAGCAATGGCAGACCCCGCGGGTGGGTCCGCACGGACCTCCGGGTCAGGGGGCGAGACACGGGGGACAACCAAAGGGGATGCGGCTCAATCCGCTCTTCGTGGAGTGGCTGATGGGGTGGCTGGAGCACTGGAGCACCGCACGCAGCGACTCAGACTCCTCGGCAACGGCGTGGTGCCACTGGCTGCGGCGTTCGCGTTCCGCGCTTGCGCGGATGCACTCGGACTTGCGATAGAGGAACTGCGCCACACGCACACAGGAGATGCCCATGACTCCCGTCCTGCCGCCCGTCCCTGAGTGCCCCAAGTGTCACGAGTCCAGGGGCATCGACGTGATCATCACAGGGGACCAGCGGTCATTCTATTGCTCGGTTTGCAGCTATGCCTGGGTGCCAGACCCGCCACGGGTCACTTAGTATATTTCTTCCCTGGCACCCGAGACACTTTGCCCCCGGTCTTCTTTGAATACGTCTTCGCTGCGGACGTAGACTTGAAGACCTTGGACCCTTTTGCCGTCGTCACCTTGGGCATCGTCACTCCTCCTGTGGCTCGTTGAGGTTCACGTCTCCTCGTCGTCGCTCCCACCCGCCTGCGTCAGCACATGCACCGGTCCTTTCGTGAGGAGTCGAATCCCCACGTTCAAGCCAGCGAGTACCAGCGTGAGCGCACCAGGAGGGATGATCCCCGACAGGGCACCCGTGACCTCGACCGAGGCGGTCAGGACATTCAGCCAGAACGTCTTGCTCACAAATAAACTGCGACTCATAGAGCCTCCCTCGTTGTAGGACGCTGACGCCGACTGGAGCAACGTCAGCACGCGACTCACGCGTCCGTAGAGCCGCAAGAGTTTCAACGGATTCATCACGACCGGTCAGCCCTTCCGCTTGAAGTGCTCCACCTGGGCGAGGCGTTTGGCTGCAGCGGCCTTGCTCAGTCCTGGTTTGCTCAGGTTCTTGCCCGACTTGGAGACGACCTTGAAGCCGCCCTTGGTCTTCTTGATCATGGATAGTGTTCCCCCTTTTTGACTTGCGAGTGCAAATGCTCGTATGGTTTCCCGTTGCCTTCCAGGATCACCGTGAACCGGTCGCCCAGGATCGCAGCGAACCGCCTGCGAAAGCGTAGCTTGCGCGCCCGAGACCGCATGGTGTTCTCGAACGCGCCCTTCGTGCGCCAGTCGATGGCCTCGTCGCTGTAATGCCGCGACCCGGTGACGTGCCGGCTATCGTGCACCGACGTGACCATCAGCACGTTGGGATAGCCCAGCTCAGCCTGCGTGGCGAGGGCGCAGGATTCCATGTGGGACAACGCCAGCGTACGCCGCTGCACTCGAACACCGGACTTGTAGGCCAGGGGCATGACTACCTGGTGGTGGTGGTGATGGCGGGGAGAACTGGTGATGGGTCAACCACGGGCAGAGGTGGTTCAGCCACGGGTGGTGAGGGTCCCACCACGGGCGAGGGATAGTCGAGGAGGATGGCCGACCTCGGCAACAACGGCAGGAACCACGACAGCAGCCAGCGCAGCAATCGCATCTTACCTGGGCGTAGCGGGGAAACACCGTGCCCGGTCCGCAGTAGTGGACGCCGTGTTCGCACAGATCTGCTGCATCACCGAGGTCAGCACCCGCATCTCCTCTGCGTGGTTGTCGTTGTGGCTGGTGATGGCCCCCATCACCGTGGCGGCCAAGAAGTAGATTAAAAACAGGGCGATACTGGATGGCACACCCACCAGGGAGGTAAACTTCATCCACAGGGGCATCCCGTTCACGGCCATCACCTCGCTAGGGTCCACCTTCCAAAAGGGATCAATCAACAACGCCCTCGCCTGTCATGTACGCCGTCGTGGTGACTCGACTCGCCGTGGCTGCATCAAGCTCAGCGATACGTGCGGCCTGGCTCGTGATGGTTGCGGCCTGTCGTGCGATGGTCACGGTCTGGCTCCCTATCAGGGTGAGCAGGCTTGCTGTGGTGACGCTCGTGGACGGTGGCGGCTGCGGCGTAGACATGTTAGCCCTCCGGGTCTGGCGGCGGTGCTGCCGAGACATCGTGAATAAGGGCTGTCGCAGCTCGGAACTCCTCGATCAAGGATATCGCCCGTTCCTGCCAGTCCGCTGGCATGTAATGGGGATCGCCTTTACGGGCGGCGACTTCATTTTGGTCATCATTCATCAGTCGAATCTCGGCGCGCACCGTGATATGCGGCTCTGTCCCGTCAGGATCATCTATATTCAGCGTGACATACCCGAGATGATCAGCCGGCGTGGCGACATAGGGATCTTGTAGGTGCATGGTGTCTTTCTCCTCTTACGCCTTCATGTACCAAAACTCTCCTTCAACAGTTTTAGTTCCGCTCGCCGTCCACGCGGTTCCGGCACTCCTGAAGCAAAAAACTACGGACTCGTTATTGCCGAGACGGAAATACCCGGTAGCAACGGTCGAACCGTTGTCATAGGTAAAGCCAAGACCGCTACTGAAAGAGTGCCCGGTCGCGAACGACACGGCTGTGTACGGAACCGTGAATGTGGCGGTGGTCGCATTACTTGTGCCTTCCAGGTGGAAGGACACCCAGACCATGTCACCGAGTGTCCGGTACATGATCTGACGCCGACTGGCAGTCAGAGACGACCAGCCGACGATGGTCGATGACGAGTAGTAGTCGGTCCACGCGGTCGAGTATACGTCGCCGCCAGAGTCGATCCGCATCGCCTCAGTCGGTGCCCCGCTGGTCGATGTGGCAAAGACCAGATCAGCCGAGTTCACCGAGGACGAGAACGTCGCGTTTGCTTCGGCATGGATCGACGCGGCGGAGACGATAGCATCGGTGCCTGCCGTGGCAATGGGTGATCGGAAATCGATCCGGCCTAGTTGGTCGTTATCGACAATTGTCAACTCATTCGTGGCGAGCGTCAGGAGTCCGGCGGATGCCGCACCCGTGCCTGTCGGCCCGCGCACGTCGAGCAAACTGACCGGCGCTGCCGTGCTGAGACCCACGTTCTGGCTCCCGTCAATCGTCAGCGACGTACTCGTCCCAATCGCCGTCGTTCCGATCTTGAACTTGTCGCTGTCGCCGTCGTCCACGCCCATCGTAAACAGTGACGTGCCCGACAACGTGAACGCCAGGGTCGGATCGCCGTCTGTGGCCGTGTTGTCGATCTCGACACCGCTGATGGCCGAGCTTCCGGTGACGATCAGCAGGCCGCTGCCCACGGCTTGGGTGTCCAGAGAGACGTTGGTCCCGTCGTATTGCAGGGTCGCGTCTTTGCCGGTGCCGAGTGTCACGCCTTCGTCGTCGGCAAACTCCGCACTCGCCCCAGCGATGACGAGGTCGCCCGACCCGACCGCTGCCGGCGATATCGTCAGGTCGGTGCCGTCGTAGATGATAGTCGCGTCCTTGCCGGTGCCCAGCGTGAACGACTCACTGTCATCCACCTCGACGCTGCCACCAGACACATGGACATCGCCAGCGCCTACAGCGGCAGGAGCAATGACGAGGTCGGTCCCGTCGTATTTCACCGTGGCGTCATCGCCCGTGCCCAGCGTGATGCCCTCGTCGTCTTGAAACGACATGCTCGCGGTGGTCGCGACCAGATCAGCGGTGAACGTCGAGATGCCGCTCACGCCGAGTGTCCCGCCGATCACCGCATTGCGTGACGCGAAGACATCCCTCGGACGGGTCGCCCCGGACTTGCCGATGTCGTAGGTCGCGTCAGTGAAGAGCAGATCCTGCGTGATGGGGTTGGGGATCGCTGACACGATTGCTGTCGTCGCCGCGAGCAGCAGGGACGAGGTCGTCATCGCCACGCCCACCTGCCGGCTTAATACAGGGGCCGACGAGGTGATCGCGCCTGCCGTGGAGGCATCCACGTAGTAGGTCGTCCCAGTCAGGACAGCCCCCGCCGTCGTGACGAGCCCGGCGAGACGGATGGTCCCGGCGGTATTGATCGCAATGGCACTCACGGCCACGCCGATGGCCTGCGGGGTCGTACTGGTCGGTGCCGCGTCGGCTTGCGCGAGATACCAGAGCCCAGCCGTCAATGGCGTGGACTCGGCCGCGCTGGACAGATAGAGCACTTGGCCGGCCGTGACCGCCTCTCCGACCGTGCCCTCCACGTCGAGGTTGACGGCTGCTCCCGGCACGGACTGGACATTGTCCTGGTCATCAATGGTGACATCGGCGCTGGTCTTGATGATGAACCGGAGGTTCGCCCCCGCCGAGAGGTACGCCACATACCGACCCGCCGAGTCCGCCACAATCGGATTGGCGTTCGCCACGGACAGATCCGAGGTCGTATACGTCGTCGCTCTGTCTGTCGTGCCCGCATCGTAGGTGTTAATCAGCGCCCCGGACACGGCGACGCCATCGCCGTCCAGGACAGTCTGATACGGGGTCGGGGTCAGTGTGCCTGCCATGTGTGTCTCCTACGATTCCTCTAGTAACGCCGCGTGAGATCGGGGGGGAGCAGGACCGACCCTCTCGGCGTCGTGTCGGGGTTGTAGACGGCGGCTGGAGCCAGGGGTTGCCCGGTGAGCGTCTGGCCGCGCTGGATGCGGTCTCCAAGGGGGGGGAGTATGTCAGCCATGGTCCCCGTGCGTTCTTCGTCTCCGGGGAGATATTGCTCCGTAGCTGGGACCATGGAAGCTCCGGTCCCAGCCAATGTTGGGATTATTCCACGTCCCACCTCTGATACACGTCGCTCTCCGAACCGCTTTGCCCATGCCCACAGGCGAGATCCTTCGGCCCCTAGGTCCGGGATAGCTTCATCTGATTGCGACATTAACTCATTGAACAGCACTGGGTCAGACATGGCTTCCAAGAGGAGCTTGTCGGCATGCTGGTGCAATGCTTGCTGCACGAGAAATCCAGCCGCCTCAGACCCTTTGCTTGCCCCTGACAATGTCGCTCCTGTTGTTCCAGAGGCTGCGTACGCCCCTGCCTTCATTCCCCCAAGTCTCGCAAAAAGCGTAGTAGCTCCACGTATAGCTGCCACCCCCTTCGGGAGCGGTCTCTCACCGCCGGCAATACTGGGGCTTAGCGGGCCAGCCGCCATTTGAATCTTTTTTAACTCATCTGACAGAATCGCGAGTCGGTCCAAATCTTCAACATCAAAGAATCTCTCGAAGACCGCTCTTGTTTTAGGCTGGTTGATCAGCCCAAGCAACCGCTTCCCGTTCGGGATCCGATTACCCAATTCATCCAACGCTTGATTCCCGTATGCGGCAAAATCCATCAGGGAAGAGCGTGACGCTTGATTCCATTCTTCGACACGCTGATCGTAATCTTTAATCTGGGCTGCAATATCAGGCCTATCAAGTGACTCACCAGCATTCGCAACTCGTGGATCTACCCCATTGGCAAGCTCTGACTCCCGAGTTAATCTGGCGAGCGGTGTGTCCGACCCCATGACCGCAGAGATGGTTTTTTTCGCATTGCCCAGGGCTTCCGCGCTTGTGAGACCCTGCGTGGCCTGATTCATCTGTTCAAGCAAGTGCGGTCGCTCACGCAACAGATCCCGATTACGTCGAATGAACCCACTTGCCTGATTTGCGCTATAGGTGCCGTTCGCAGTAGCGGCAGTCAAGAATCTATCCATCAGATAATCATCGATGGCCTGCGATCCCCGAGTGGGGTCGTGCTCTCCGAATTCGATAGCCCTGTTCAATGCGTTGTTTCTCGCGATCCCCCTCTCGCGTCCTTGAGTGCCTAGTGTCTCTCCCAGCGTTTCTATGGGCGTCGTCGTGCGTCCCGTGTTAGAGATGCGAGACATTGACCCCGTTCGGAATGTTTGGTTCAAGTCCCTTGAATATGCCCTTGCTGCCCTTAGTGCCGTCGAGACCGTAGTTGGGGCATCATCTGGCCCCAGTAGATCCCTCCATCCCGCCTCTCGCAATATCCCGGCAGCTCTCGCGAGTGGCCTGTTCTGAGATTGAGCGGCGGCGAACTCTATGTCGCCCATTTTGGAGACGAAATCATGAATCAATTTCTGATTCTCGTATTCACCGAATACATCGCCTGCGTCAACAGGGTCCATCTCCAGATCAGCCTGTGGGCCTGCTTGTTTTTTCTGGTCGCCCAGGAATCGACGCGCTGGTGCGGGAAGGTCGGCCTCATTGACCGCTGACGTTGATTCTAGTAATTCCTTCCATGCCGCATGCAAATTCTCGGTTGGGATCGGATCGTCGTCAGCCGCTGTCCATAATCTCGTCTGCTCTTTCTTCGCCGCATTATACGATGACGTAAATTCTTCATCGTAAATGGCAGAGGATTCCCCCCGTGTCGCCACGCCCATTTCTTCAATCCGAGCGTCGGCCCTGGCCCTTGCGTTGTTGATGAGTGATTCAACGTTCTGAGCATCCACTTGCCTCTCCACGCGAGCCCCAATATTCCTCTGTGTGGTATTTATTTGTTCATCCAGGGCTGCGAGTGAGACGGGAGTCTGGGAAGCTTGGTGCCTTTCCATGGCGAGAAGATTCGGATCCCCCGCAGACTGCGCGGGGGATAAATTTGACCCACCGGGCATCTGTTCCCTCGCACCCCGGGCAACGGCTTGCACTACCGCCTCAGGGTCAGCTACTCTCATTCTCAATTGCGTGCCCGCTGCTTGTCTGGCCCCTTCCCTGGTGTATGGGGCAAAGCCCTCCATTAGCATGTCCCTCATGGTATAAGCGCCCCCTCTTGCCGTGTCGTAGAGCCTCCGAGGGTTCATCAGAGGCGATTGAGACAAAAGGCTACTGCCTATGCCTGCAACACCGCCCCCCACGATATTGCCCAACTCCTCATATCCCGGAGGAAGCACGTCCGAGGCTATTTGTTGTCCGGCCCCAGCCCCGGCCCCTGCTGCCACTTCTGTGGCGATTGCTGTCCCAGGAGCCTCGATGAAAGGCGCTCGTATGGCACGGGAAATCGCCGGCAAGTATTGACCCAGTCCTGTTTTTGCCGCTCCATATCTTGCGAGGGTGCCGACGCCGCCGACAAGCAAAGGGATAACCCCGGCTGCCTGCCCTATTGCGTGAGGCACTACCTCTCCGAACCCCTCCGGCTCCCGTTCAGGGATATTAATGCCTATATTGCGAGAGATTTTATTAAGCCAATCCTCTCCGAGCCCAGCCGTCGCTGTGCTTTCAATCCCCTTATTCGTAAACGCCATCCAGCCTTCAGGGCCTAAAAAGCCTCCCGTGTTGGGTGGGGGATTGTCGTATACGTTATACGTTCCATCGGGAGCCTTCCGCACAGCAAGGCCTTGCGCTCTCGCCTGTGAGGGCGTCGATGGAGGCTCTGGGGCCGCTGCCGCCTGAGGATTGTAAGTTACGTCCCAGGTTCCATCTGGACGAGATTCGACGGTCCAGTCAGGATTCTCTCTCGCCTCATCAAGCGTCCGTGGTCTCTGTGGAGGCATTATCTCGTCTCTGGGCTTATCATCTCGTTGCCTTGAGCGTCGAATCTAATTACGATCTCTGGCTCAGCGAGAGTAAACCCGTCTGATCCCACGGGTACTCCAAGCTCGTCTATCGCTTGCAGGATGGCCCCGATATCGTCAATCTCATTTTTTCGATCAAGCATCCGTCTCAATGTTTTCTCTATCTCATGAATTTTAGTCTTCACTACGCCCGCTGCACGCCATGACGAAGTCTCCAGGTCAATGCTATTGATAAGAGCCCGTCTTTCTCCCTCTGGGAACCTGTCATTCGCGTGCATTGCCCGTACGATGCTATTCTTCGCAAGACCAAGAGCTGTCCTAGTCGCTCTTGCTTCGGGAGCATTCGCAAATATGTTATCAGTAGCTCGTCCGAACGCAGAAATCGGACCAGTCACGTATCCATCTATTCTGTCCCACAACTTATTCGCTTCATCAATTGGAGTTAAATCAAGTGCCCTCAGGGACTCCTGAATGTTGACGACACCTTGATCATTGGTGACAAGTCGAGATTGAACATCCGGCTCGACAACCTCCGGGAGCGTCTGTTCGTTCTTTAACCACCGGGGGAATGTCTGGCCCTCAGGTATGAATCCTTGTGCCTTTAGCGCAGCATATTCTGCCCGATTTCTTTCGTCTTCCGTGAGAGAGCTTGGGGCACTCAGCGGCGGTCCTATTCCCCCACCCACGGGCTGCATCCTACCCTCAGGACCGCGTTCAAAGACCGTTGGCACTCCGTCCAGTGTCCCGGTCCATGGAGTACCAGGAGCGACCGGAGCTGTCGGCTCAACGTCGTAATTCCTGATCCCATCGAGGAACGCTTGGTTAGGCTGCTCAGGGATATCTTCCGGTCTGAGTCCTAGACGCTTGTCGTCCAGTAAGCGCGCACGCGTCACGGGCCAGTATTCAGCCTGCAACGCGGGTGAGAGTATGTGCATGGACCGAGCGATAGCACGTAGGTGCTCAGCCCGATCAGAGGGGCTTAACAGCTCCACCGAATCATCCCCTAACTTATGGAGGCCGGCCGCGAAGGTGATGCCATCCTGCGCCCCCAGGATACGGACGAAATCCGCTGTGGTCCGCTTAGGATTCGCCAGCACGGCGCTAAGCCGGATGTCCCGCTCGTCTGCCTGCGCCGCCGCCGTGATCCGACGTTGGTCTTCTGCGGCCATCGACGCGGTCCTCGCGTCGGTTAAGGCCATGGACCCCTCTCGCTGCTTCCGTAGCAGTTCGCGGTCCTCCAGCACCAACTCACGGTCCTGCTGCGCCTGGATCTGCCCCGGAATCGCCGCGATGGTATTCCCAATGCCCTGGACCGCCCCGCCCCACGCCTGCCCACTGATCTGGGCCGCTTGGGCCTGCGCGTTCGCAGCCGCGATCAGGGCTTGGGCCTCGGCGTCACGTCCACGACCCATCAGGTCGGCAATGGTCCCGACATGTCGGTTCTGGTAGGACCTATATTGAAACGGCATTATGTGGTCGCCAATCCGTACATCCGGTTGTAGGTATCGGTGGCGCTCAGCCGACCCTGGTTGTACTGCTCTTGCCAGTTACGGAATGACTGATCGAACCCCTGCCCCTGCGCTCGCAGCCCGTACTGTTGCTGTCGCTCGTAGGCACCCAGGTTCGCGCCATACGCACCAGACCGACGCGCCTCGGCTTCCTGGTTCTCTTGCCACCGCGCCAGTTCGTTAGTCTGATATCCCTGGAAGCGATTCGCCACATTCATCGCGTAGGCGTCGCGTGCGGTCCCGACGTTGGTGGCGAACGCCCCCGCTCGGTTGCGCTCGTTCATTGCGTAGGCGTCCATGGCGTTGCCGTAGTTGGCCTGGTAGGCGTTGAAACGATTGCGCTCGTTCAGGTCATACACGTCCCGCTGCCGTCCGAACACGTTGCCGTATTCCTGGGACGCGGCTTGCTGCCCGTAGTCCAGAATGTCCCGCAGGGTGCCCCCGGTATTCGTGACTCCGCGGGCCGCACCGCTGCGCTCCAGCGCCTCTTGTCCTTGACGCAGCCGGAACTGGTAGCCAGGGTCCGCGGTCATGTCCGCGGCCGTTGGACCCGCAAACGGGACCGCCGCCGCGTAGGGGTCTTGGCCGAACGGTGTCGCGCCCTCATAGGCCGGTGGTCGGAATGGGTCCGGCGTGGTATACGGCACGGGGCTGTAGGTCGCGAGCGGATTGTAGGGGGTGATCATCTGCCCCATCGTGCCGCCGCCGCCACCGCCCGGTCCCATGCCGTAGCCCATACTGGGCGGTCCCTGTGTCAAGGGTGGGTTGAATAACGGGCTACCAAGAGGCGGAGTCCATGGGAGGGTCTTATCGTCCCTTTCTGTACCGTCCCTTTCTGTACCGTCCCTTTCTGTACCGTCCCTTTCTGTATCGTCCCTTTCTGTATAGTCCCTGCCTGTACTGTCCACTCCCGAGGGATTCCAATACAATCCACCAGATGTGTTCCTGCTCTGATCCGCCCCCCTGAGCACGTCAATCACGCCGACCCGATTGCCGCCTTCGGTCACGTTTCCGAAATCGATCTTATCCTTGTCGTTGAAGGTCGCGCCGGGGAACCGCTCCTGAAACGCGTCACTTTGCACCCTCGCGGCAATGTCAGACGGTTTGGTGAGACCGTACAGGAACGCGGCCGCGTCGTACTTCGCGGTGCCATGCTCAGGGTCGGCCCATTTACTCTGGTCCCACCCAGGCGGGGCTTGACCTGTTCGAGGCGGTACACCCGGTGTCGTCCCATTCTGTTTCTGTGCGGCGACCGCTTTCAGCCGGTCTCCTTCGTGCTTGATGCCACGCACCCAGTCGTCAAGGCCCTCGATCCCGGGTGGTCCCCAGCCGTACGCTCCCGACCACCAGCCATCAAAGTCCGCATCGGTCATCTCTCGACCTTGATGTTCGACGTACGCAGCCTTCAATACGCGCCGAGCCCGGAGCTGCTGGTTCTCTTTCGCCCCTTCGCGCACATAGGCTATGTCTTCGGGGCGATCCTTCGGGTCTCCAGTGAAATCAGTCGGCAACACGTCGCGGAAAATAGCCATAGTCTTCTCGTGTTTATACCCGGCGGCGGGTGTTGTTCAGCGGGTCTACGTCCACATTATCGACGGTATACTGCGTGGGGTCTTCCACGTATTCCGGCAGCGTCGGTGCGGTCAGGCGCAACGCGTCGGGCCGGACATACGCAGAGAGAGCCTTATTCGGCATACCCATAAGCGCACGCATCGTGTTGAGTTGTTGCTGCGTGGCCCCATACCGCTTGTCCCCGCTGAGGCCAGCCGATACAAGCTCCGCTCGCCGGTTGGTCTCGGTGTCTCCGAATCGATTAAACACATTCATGTCCTCGGCTCTCGACAACCCGTATTGCTGTCGAGACGCCCATCGTTCGGACTCTCGGTCCATGCGTGCTTGGTTTTTGACATAGTCCAGTTTGTCAGCCGCCGTCTGACGATCTATTTCAGCCCCCCGAAGAAGGGCGTCGGTCTGGAGTTGTGCGGCTCGACCGGCAGCACCACTCCGTATCTTGGCAGCGCCTAATCCTCCAACGCCAGTAGCGATACTTGAGCCAATCAAGAGTCCCGTTGTCATTGTGACAGACATATTATGTGTCCTTCTTCTCGCAGAAGACAATCTGCGTCAATCGTGCCGTTTCGCCAGACCCATAATTCTCATGCAGGGACCGAGAATGGAAATACTCCGCCGGGAACAGGACCACACGATTGAACCTGGACGCGACGTGTTGCCGCAGGGACCATTGATCCTGGTCACTCCATGCCTGGGCCTCCTGCGCCATTTCAGTCGCGGATTCAGCACAGCTTTCGGTGACGCCTGACCATCGGTGCCGCCAAAAGTCCGTGCCATCTCCTGCTTTGGGAGACGGCGTCAAATACAAGATGGCGCTCCAGTCTCCCATGCTTCGGTCTGTGTGGATGTAATGAGGCTCCTCTTGACCATCAGGGCTCTGCCTCAACAACGATAACGTCGCCGTCAGGTCTGGGCGCGTGTCCTGTAGCCAGTCCGTCAGGCCGGATGGCTCACACTCAGCGAACCCATGCCACTCCACGTTTCCGATGACAAACGTCTGGAATGAATGCACCAACGCCAATGCTCGATAGCCCTCGGGGTCCGGCAAGACATCATCGTAGATGTGGATATCAGGAACCACCTCGGTGCCCTCGGATAACGCATTCGACACCAGGTGTTCATCCGCAAGCGCCATCAGACGATGTGAGACCTGCTCGGTCAATTCTTCCGCTGCGAGAGCCGCCGACTTCATGCGCCTAACTCTTTCTGGTAGCTCGTTTCCATGCGTGCAAACCCCATCCGGTCGTAGAACTGTCCGACGCGCTCGGTGGGGGCGATCATTTGTAGCGTCTTGGCCCCATGCTCGATGGCCCACGATTCAGCCGCACGCAGGAGTCGGACCCCGTCACCACGCTGCCCCGGCGTGACCCACCAGAACACCTCGCCGGCATACATTTCTCCAGAGAGGAAATGCAGAGTGCAGACGATCCCGATCATGCCCACCAGGACGCCTTCGCGCTCAAGGACCAGGACCGTCCCGCTCTCGTGCTCAATGAGGTTCGTCGCGACAACCGCCATCTGCTCGGGGTTCTCATGCAGCACATCACGATACATCTCTGTCTGGGCAAATTGCTGCCCCATCACCACCAGGGCCGGTACATCTGCACGGGTCGCCGGTCGGATTACACGAGTTGTTCGCACGACAGGTCCAGGCTGTATTGCATCGTCGTGCCCCCCACAGTCGCACGTGTCGTCGCATAGGTGATCGCCGTGGCCTCGTCCACGCGCACCAGCACTGTCAGGCTTCCCACCGTCGCGGTCGTGTTCCCGGTCATCGCCGTGCTGCTCGTCGTGCAACTGACGCCCGATGAGACCCACCCGAACGTCACGATCAGCGACGAGCTGGTGGTCGCCGCTCGGGAAATCCTGGCCCCCATCGAGAGCCGATACATGCCCGGCGACACCGAGAGAATCGCGAAACTGGTCGCGCTGATGCTCGCCTCTTGCGTGGACGCCTGCACGGTGTCCAGCGTCTGCGGAGTCCCATTCAGCCGGTCCACCAGCGACAGGAGCCAGTAGCGCATCACCCGTGTGACGCGCCCGGTGATCCGGCTCTCCACGACGGCCGGTTCGACCACGACTTCCGGTGTCGGAGCTATACTGAGCATCGGTCATGCGCCCTGCCCTTGGATGTTTCGGCCTTCCACGTCAGCCCCGACGATCCGCCAGGGAATCGGATCAGTAACGGTCACCTCGGGCACCCAGACACGGTCGGCACTCGCGAGTCGGGTCCAATACACCCGCGTCCCAAAGGTTCCCTGTGCGCCGGCTGCGGCGAGTTGCGTATTGCTCCAGGTTTTCAGGTCGGTACTCGTCCGCATCATCACCTGGGGGTCGACGCCCTGCCCAGAGGACGTGCCGAGACCCGGTTCGAGTAATAGCTCAAGACGGGAGACAAACAGGCGACGTGAGGCTCCCGCGTGCAGCCAGAGCGGTGGTGGCACGCGCAGCCGACGAATGATGTCGCCGGTACATTCTGTCGTGAATGCGGTGTCCATCGAACAGATCAGGCCCGTCTCGCGGTACGAGACCAGGTGCTGTCCGAACGCATAACAGTGGCTCCTCGGTCCCCAGAACGTATAACTGCCACTACTCACATCCCAGACGCCTCGCTCGTGCCAGAGACCCGTCGAGAGGTCGAAGACCCAGGTCGCCTTGGCTGCGGGAAACGTCAAGCAGTAGAAAAGATGGCCCTGGTCGCTGTAGACGACGGCTTCAGCGTCGGTAATCGTGCTGGTCCTGGCGTATCCGGCAATGGCGGTCTCGACGGCGTAGGAACTGACCCGTTGTGGGACCAAGCCGGTGGCGGCGACGACCACCCCGGCCCCCTCTGCCGTCTGGGAGAGCCAGACCATCTTATCGCCAGCGAGCTTGACCGAATACGGCGCAGTCGTGCCATACGAGAAGACCGATCCTGGTACGGGCGCAAACGGGAACGGGCTCGTCCCTGCGTCGTACCAGACCTCGCCCGTCTGCTCGCCAATCAGCCAGATCTGGCGATTGCCGTCTACGACCATGGCCCTCCAGGGGTCGGGGGCAATGGAGCGCTGGGCGTACTGTGTCGCGTCCCAGGTCGTGCCGTCGTTCAGGCCGCTGATGTAGAACTTCGAGTCGGCACTGTCGAACGACAGAAAGTATCCGTCGATCATGCCGACCATGGTGCATTTGCCGGCCAGCGCACTGATGGATGCACTGAGCGTATTGGTCGCGATGGTCAGCAGGTAGGCGTTCGTCCCAGAGCCGATCAGGAGTTGGCCTCCGGCAGCACCGTTACTCGCGATGGACGCGGGATTGGGGTCATTCGTGACGGTCCCGTCCGTTACAATCGATGCGGACGCCGTCTCCAGCACCTTGTAGACGCTTGGCCCAATGACGGCGAAGCACCGATCCGCCATGGCAAACAGGGCACGTCCATTGATGTCCGCGACCGTGACGTACTCTTGCTGGCCGGGACACGGGTAGAGCGCGGCGACGTGCGGTGAGGCGGACGCCTGGGTCGGCTCGGGATACCAGTTAACCGTGCGCTCACAGTCGGCCCACGGGCTCTGCGCTTCGTTCGACCCGTACACAAAGCCGGAATATTGCGCCATCTCTACGTGTCCGAGTAGATATTGTAATGGGGGCCGCCGCCACCAAAGATCATCCCTGCCACACCACTGGAGAGGTCCATCAACCGCTCGTTGGCGCGCTTCACATCGGCTTTGCTCTCCATCGCGGCCTGCTGGATATTCGGCGTCAGAGGCGAGTCAAAGGCGCTCGCAAGCTCCTTGGCGAGATTGGTCCGCAGAAAACGTCGATACCCCGGCGGCAACGCCACGGTGTCACTGATGGCCGAGAATTCGCTCACGGGCACCAGGGTGTAGATGACGCCTTCCAGGGTGCTGCTCGTGGAGAGCGGCCACAGGCGAAGGAGCCCAAACCCCGCATCATACGTGGGGTTGTAATACACGGCCTGCGGATAGACGGATGTGAGATCCTTCTGCGCGATGCCGTCGTAGGCGTCCTCCGTGAGGACCGGACCCAGGTTGTACTCCATCGTCGGAGAGACCGAGGTGTCCTGAAACCCCACATTGTCGATAGCCAGGGGACCCGTGGGACGCGCACAGTTGATGGTCGCTCCGGTGCCGATCGTGTAACTGGTGGCTCCTGAGATCGTCCAGGTCGTTCGCGCTCGGCTATAGACCGTCAAGCCTTCGGTCGCGAGGCTGTCGACCCAGTCATTGAGCCGATCCAATCCATACGCCGCATCATTGGCTGACGCCGTCTCTCCGACCTGCAGCACCCGCAAGTCTTGCAGGGCCGCGGTGATGAGATCGCTGACGGTCATCAGACTTGATAGAGCGCATTCATCAATGTGGCCGTGGTACTCGTGCTATTCACCCGAATACACGTGAGCGGCAGCACCGTGCCGGCGAGCACCGTAAAGGGCGCGAGACTCCCATCCTCGAAAATCGCCACCACGACACCAGCTCCCCCGCAAAAAATGGCATCCGCCGGCAGAGCCTTTGTTGAGGCATTGGCCGCATACGTGCTTCCATCGAAGTTGACGGTGTCGCTTTTGGTGATCACGACCGACCGGTTGTACGTCCCGCTGGTTTGGGCCATGCGTTATACCCTCGTCTTGCGCGGACGCCCACGCTTCCGCTTGATCGGGGTGACCGGGACGGCCGGCACCTGTTCATGGGTCGCCGCATCTGCCTGCGTGGCCTCGGCCTTGGCGAGATCGCTGAGTCCCTGATCGGCAAAGTGGCGCTGCGCGGTGACCTCGGCTATCGACCGCATGTCGTGCTCGAAATCCTCGATGGCCTTGTCCGGTGCGGCAGACCAGCCATCGGCCATCGCCCGGACGCGCTCGTCGTTGTTCCTGACGATGAGCTGACACGACCGAGAAAAGGCTTCGCCTTCGGCATCACCCACTGTGGCGAGTGGATCACCGCACATCACGCGCCCGTTGTCCCGCTTGAAGGCCTTGAAGACCATGAGCGGGTATTCCTCGAATCGTGCCGCTCCGAATCCGCCGTTGTTCGTCGGCTGGTTCCACTTCTCCAGCTCTCGGGCGTAGTCCGAGTCGGGGTTGTGCACAATTGCCATGGGTACCTCGTGGAAAAGAGAGGAGGGCCACAGGGTGACCCCCCTCTGCGTGGTGTTACGCCAGTGTGCCCGTGACGTTCGTGACCGTCCCCGCCATCGGGGTG